CCACATCTTACTATGTATGAAGAAGTTAAAAAAGGCTATTGTGATGAACACAATAAATATAAACATCGTTGTCCTAAATGTAGAGAACTAGCGAGGATTGAATAATGGCAGGTTTAAGTGCATCAGGGTTAAAAACTCAAATAAAAAGTTATACTGAAACAGACTCTACTGTTTTATCAGATTCTGTTTTAGAAAATATAATATTAAATGCACAATATAGAATATTTAGAGATGTGCCGATTGATGCTGACAGAAAACAACAAACAGGTAATTTAGTTGTAGGTCAAGAATCAATAAATGCTCCAGCAGGTGCTGTCTTTATAAGAGGTATACAAGTTTATGATTCAACATCAGCTACAACTGGTCCTAATGTTTGGTTAGAGAAAAAAGATGTCACATACTTACAAGAATATGTTTCATCAACCGAATCAGCTAAAAGAGGACAGCCAAAATACTACGCTATGTTTGGTGGTGCTACAGGAGAATCTGATACTACATCTGGAAGAATGATGTTTGCACCTGTTCCTGATGCTACCTATTCATTTAGAGTTCATTATAATGCGGCGCCAGCATTATTAGAGGGTGATGGCACTAATTATATTAGTCTTAACTTTCCAAATGGGCTTTTATATTGCTGTCTATCAGAGGCATATTCATTTTTAAAAGGTCCGATAGACATGTTGACATTATATGAAAATAAATATAAACAAGAGGTACAGAAGTTTGCTAACGAGCAAGTTGGTAGAAGACGAAGAGATGACTATACTGATGGCGCTGTTCGTATACCAGTAACCTCGGCAAACCCGTAGGAGTTAAATTATGGCAATAACATCGGCAATTTGTACAAGTTTTAAACAAGAAATTTTAGTTGGAACACACAACTTTACAGCTACAAGTGGAAATACTTTTAAAATAGCTTTATTTACAAGTTCAGCATCTTTAGGTGCAGGCACTACAGCATACGGAACTTCAAACGAAATAACTAATTCATCTGGAACTGCATATACTGCAGGAGGAGCTACTTTAACAAGTGTTACGCCAACAACTTCTGGAACAACTGCATTTTGTGATTTTGCAGACGTGAGTTATACTTCAGCATCATTTACAGCAAATGGTGCATTAATTTATAATTCTTCACAATCTGACAAAGCTGTTGCAGTTATCGCATTTGGTGGTGACAAAACAGTTTCTTCTGGAACATTTACAATTCAATTTCCAACAGCAGACGCAAGCAACGCAATCATTCGTATAGCGTAAGGAGGACCTCCTTATGGCATCTACCTGGGGTAATAACACTTGGGGATCAAACGAGTGGCAAGATGATGTAATAAGTGTATCACTTACTGCACCTGCATCAGCTTCTGCTTTAGGTACACCACAATCATTTAATTTAGAAGGATGGGGTAGACAACAATGGGGAAACTCTGGTTGGGGTGTAGAATATTCTGTTGAACCAACAGGTCTTTCCGCAACATCTTCCGTAGGAACAGTAACAGCTGCTCAATTTATATTAGCAGATTTAACTGGTGTTGAAGCAACATCTAGTTTGGGTGATTTAGGAATTAGTACTCTTGTAATTCTTTCAGGTCAATCAGCATCTGTTTCTTTAGGTGATTCAGAAGAATTTAATGAAACAGGTTGGGGTAGATTATCATGGAACCAAGCTGATTGGGGTGAAGGAGCAGATGAAACTGTATCTCTTTCTGGTATAGAGGCAACTGCTTCAATAGGGAGTATAACTCCAGTATTTACATATTTACTAGAAGTAGGTCCTGCATTTAAAATGACAGGACAGGTAGGAAGTCTTGGTATTGGTTTAGGTATAAATGTTTCAGGTGTAGAATCTACTTTTGCAACACCAACATTATCATACGCAGGAACTTTAGTTGGTTGGGGTAGAGATGCTTGGGGCGATAACTCTTGGGGTGAATCTCCAAATCAAGTTATAAGTTTAGTAGGTGTTGCTGCAACTGCAAGTGTAGGGTCAATATCTCCAGCAGATGTAGTTGGTATATCTGGTCAAGAAGCAACAACAAATGTTGGTAGCGTAGATTTTGTAATTAGTCCAACAGCTGCTGTTACTGGATTAGATGCTACTGTAAGTCAAGGAACACTAGGTTTAGAATTTGGTCCTGCTGCAATTAGTGGTGTGGCTGCAACAACAAATGTTGGTACACTAGGTTTAGAATTTGGACCTGCAGAGATAACAGGTATTGAAGCAACAACTAGTTTAGGAACACTAGAAATTGGGCCAATATCTTTAATTGATTTAACTGGTGTTTCTGCAACTGCAAGTGTTGGCTCTATATCTCCAGCGGACGTTGTTGGTATATCTGGTATAGCTGCAACAACAAGTGTTGGCTCTATATCTCCAGCAGACGTTGTTGGATTAAGTTTAGATCAAATTACATCAAGTGTAGGATTACTTGGAATAGAACGTTACACTAATATTGACACTGGTTCAAATACATCGTATACAAGCGTTTCAACGGGATCGAATGATACTTATTCGAATGTTGCAACTGGATCAAATACCAGTTATAGTAATGTAACAACAGGATCAAATGATACTTATTCTGATGTTGCAACTGGCTCAAATACGAGTTATAGTGACGTCGCATAGGAGAAAAATTTATGGCATCAACATATACACCTTTAGGAATAGAACTTCAGGCAACTGGTGAAAACGCTGGAACATGGGGAACTAAAACTAATACCAATTTATCATTAGTAGAACAAATTTCTGGTGGTTACATCGCAAAAAGTATTGCAGGTGGAGCACAAACAACTGCTCTATCAGTTAGTGATGGATCTACTGGTGCAGAACTTGCACACAGAATGATTGAGTTTACAGGAACTATTTCAGGAAATCAAATTGTTACAATTCCAATTGATGTTCAAACTTTTTATTTTTTAAGAAATTCAACTTCAGGATCACACACTGTACAATTTAAATATGCTTCTGGTTCAGGAGATTCATTTACTTTTGCAGCTGGTGATAAAGGTGATAAAATTGTTTTTGCAACAGCAAATGATGGAACAAATCCTGATATAGATACACTAGCAATTGGAACTGGAATTAGTGCAGTTGTTGATGATACTTCACCTCAACTAGGTGGTAATTTAGATGTTAATGGAAATGATATAGTTTCAACTTCTAATGCAGATATTGATATTATTCCAAATGGAACTGGAGATGTTGTTCTTGGAGCAGACACGGTAAAAGTTGGAGATAATGGTGCAGCAGCTGTTTTAACTTCAAATGGTGCTGGAACACTAACTGTAACAACAGGCGGTGCAACAGATTTAATTTTAAACACAAATAGCGGAACAAACTCTGGATCTGTTACTATTACAGATGCCGCTAATGGAGATATAACTGTAGCTCCAAATGGCACTGGTAGAGCAAAAGTAACTAATGCTACATCAAGCTCAACACAAATCGTAACTACTGATGGAAAAGGTATTGTCTTTTCCATGGTTTTCGGGTATTAATCTAGAAGGAGAATAAAAAATGGCAACACCGAATCTCGTAAATATAGCAACAATCACACCCAAAAATGCTATGGGTAGTTTAGCTGATACAAACAGAACTACTATGATTGATGTACCTGCAGAAACTGCAGTAAGAATTGATACAATATTATTAGCAAACATTGACGGAACTAATGCTGTTGACGCAACAGTAGAAATTAGTAATGACAATGGTTCAACTTATTATAAAATCGCAAGTACAATTTCTGTACCTGCAGATTCAACATTAGATTTAATTGCAAGACCTATCTATTTAGATGAAACAGATTTAATTGCTGTTACAGCTGGTGCTGCTAACGATTTAGCTTTTCATGTTTCTTACGTAGAAATGGTTGACTAGTAAATTTTAGGAGGAAAGAAAACAATGCCAAGAATTATAAAATCAGCAAAAGGAAGTTTTACATCTTCTTCTGTAACTATTGATTCATCAGGAAGAGTAATTACAGCTTCATCTGGTGCAGGTGGCGCTGTCATGACACCTAAAATATTCGCAACTGGTCCTGCTACTGGTACTTACACTAGTAATGGAAATACAGTTACAATATTTGCTGCTTCAGCTGGAGGCGGTGGTGCGGGAGTTGATAATTCTGGACCAAATACTACGAATGGTGGAGCAGGTGGATACGGAGTGCAAGGTATTTTTACTGATAGCATTACTCCTCCTTTCTCACAACCTTATGCTGTTGGAGCTCCTGGAGCTAGAGGAAACAGAGCACTTCCTGGTAATGCTGGAGCTGCTGGAGGAGCAACTAATGTCGCTAATCTTATTACTTTAAACGGTGGAAATGGTGGAAATGCAGGTCCTGAACAAGCACCTGGTAACCCTGGAAACCCAGGAACTGCTGCTCAAGGAACATTTTTAACAACCTTTAATGCTAACGCAAATAATAGTGCTGATGTTACAGATACCAATATACCAAACATAACTGGTAGATTTGGTCTTGGAGGTGTTGGTATGCAAAGAACTAATAGAAATGGTAATGCTGGAGGAGCTGGTTTCTTATATATTTTTGATAACGGGTAATCATGGCAAAACATTTTATATTTCAAGATAATCAATTTTATAGATTAGCACCTACTGATGCTAAAAAAGATTTTTGGTTAAGTACTTCTGCAGGTCTTGTATCAAAAGAAGTAAGTGATGCTGATTATTTTAAAGTTGCTGTTCTTAAATCAATAGCTACTTTAAGTGGAGATACAGTTAATTATGCCGATATAACTGTTTTTCATAAACAAGAGTATGATGGTGTTACTCCTGATGTAGCTAAAAATGTCACAGATGCAAGTGAAGCACAGGCTATATTAACAGAGACTAGAGATAATTTAATTGCAGATCTTAAACATTATTCAGACAAATATTATGACAATGATGCTGAAGTAAAAGCTATGGTTGCATTTTTAGAAGCAATTAATATAAGTGCTGTTACTTCTTGGAATAGCACAGATAGTGTAATGGAATATATTTATAACCTTACTGATTGTCCTCAATTATTTCCTTTAGAAATAACTAATAACTAGTTTACTTTTTTAAAATTATATATATATTCATTTCTATGAATTTAGAAAGCTATATAAAGATATACGATAATGCTTTGCCTGTAGAAAACATATCATCTATAATTAAATATTCATTAAAACAAAAATTTACATCAGCAGGAGTTGGTAAAGATAATATAGTAAATAAAGAAATTCGAAATGTTGAAAATTTTAGTCTAACTGAATGGGATTGTAATTCAAAAACTAAAATTCATTGGTGTAATTATTTAAGTTCATTTTTTAAAAAATATTTTGAAAAATATTCAAAAGAAGTTTCTCCTGAAATAGGAACATCAATGTCTGCTATATCTAGTTTAGAAATATTAAAATATCAAGAAGGTGGTCTTTATCAAACTCATATAGATCATTTTTCAAAAAATCCAAGAATTCTTTCTGCTATTTTATTATTAAATAATGATTACAAAGGAGGTGAATTAGAATTTTTTAATCCTACTACAGGAAAGCTTATAGTAAAAGTTGAGATTGAACCAGGTAGATTAATAATTTGGCCAAGTTGTTTTTTATATCCACATAGAGTTAAACCAATAAAGAAAGGAACAAGGTATTCAATAATATCATGGGCATCATAAGAAAAGATTTTAATTATAAATTAATAAAAAATTTTTTTACAAAAAAAGAAATAGAATTAGGCAGACATTATTTTCATTTACTACATAAAAGAAATTTTAATAATTTTGATGCTACTTTAGAACAAAGTAAAAGCAATAATGCTGATTCCGTTTTTTATAGTGATAGTTTTTCAGATGCTATTTTAATACAAAAGAAAAAAATAATGGAAAAAGAAACAGGATTATCTTTAATGCCAACGTATGCTTTTACAAGATTTTATACTTATAATGCAGAATTAGTAAAACACACGGATAGACCAGCATGTGAAATATCTGTTTCTGCTATGTGGGACAGTGATGGAACTAAATGGCCATTATACGTTGATGGAAACCCTGTTGATATGAAACCTGGTGATGCTGTAATCTATTTAGGATGTGAGTCAAAACATTGGAGAGAAAATTTTGAAGGAGACTTTCATCTACAAACTTTTTTACATTATATAGATAAAAATGGACCTAACATAAAACATGCTTATGATGGACTTGAAAAACCTTTTCGTTTAAGTAAAATGTATAGCCCGGAGATATAATGAAAAAAAATAAAGATATTGGTTATGAAGAAAGAGAAAAAAAAGGACTTAAAAGATATGTGAAGATAGTAGATTCTATAGCTATGTTTGATAATTTTGTATCACTAGAATTATGTAAAAAGTTAATAAATATTTTTGAAAAAGAAAAAGATTCAAAAGCCTATGATAGATATAATTCTGAAAAAACTGCAAAAGGAGTTAAAGATGATTTAGCGATAAGCTTTAGTAAACATAATAATTGGCCTGGTGAAATAGACGAGGTATGTGAAATATTAAGAGAAGCATTATCAATTTATGATCAAAAAACAGGGTACGCAAATTTTTGTAGTATAACTGATTTACATTTTACAACTATAAAAATTCAAAAAACAATTCCAGGGGGTGGATATCATGTATGGCATACAGAAAGAAGTCATAGAGATCTTACTTGTAAAAGAGCTTTAGTTTGGACCATGTATTTAAATGATATTAAAGAAGGTGGAGAAACAGAATTTTTACTTCAAAAACAAAGGATTAAAGCAAAAACAGGTCGTGTGTGTATATTCCCTGCAGATTATCCTTACGTACATAGAGGAAATCCTCCTTTACAAAAAGACAAATATATATTAACTTCTTGGTTTTTATCAACATAATATGCAATTTAAATTTACAGAAAAACATTTAAAATTAAAATTTTCTTGGAAAGAAATACTTTTAATTATTTTAAGAAGAGGCCATTATCCATTAGAAAGAAAATCTTGTTATGAATTTTCAACTGTTTTAATGGGAGTAATAACTAAAGCAACTCAAATGTATGGAGATGGCAAAGAACACGGAGTTATAGAAGATAAAGACGTGCCAGATGACTACGAAAAATAGCAGCTTTTAAACTATTTAAATATGTGATATTACCTATATCATTAGAAAAAAAGGATTCTTATGTTACAGAAAATAGGTTTTCAACCAGGTATTAATAAACAAATTTCCGAAACTACAGCTGAAGGACAGTGGGTAGACTGCGATAATGTTAGATTTAGATACGGAACACCTGAAAAAATAGGTGGTTGGAAGCAGTTAGGTACAGATGATTTAACAGGAGCTACTAGAGGTCTTCATCATTTTGTTAATAGTTTAGGTAGAAAATATGCTATTATAGGAACTAACAGAATTTTATATGCATTTTCTGGTGGAGTATTTTATGACATACACCCTATTAAATCAACAACCACACTTACAAATTGTTTTAGCACAACTAATGGATCACCTACCGTTACAATAACTTTTTCTGGTGCACATAACATACAAGAAGATGATATTATTCTTTTAGATAATTTTACTGCTATAACTAATTCTAATTTTAGTGCGTCTGATTTTGATGATAAAAAATTTATGGTAACGTCAGTGCCATCAACAACAACTTTAACTATTACAATGCCATCTAATGAAACAGGATCTGGTGCAACAACATCAGGTGGTATTAGAGTACAACATTATTATCATGTTGGTCCAGCTGTTCAAGCACAAGGATTTGGTTATGGATTAGGTTCTTGGGGTGGACCAGAAGCAGGAGCAACTACAACTACACTTAATGGTGCAATCAATGATTCAGTCACTAGTATTGTTTTAACAGATGCTTCACAATTTCCTGATACTGGAACAAACTTTGTTATAATAGATTCTGAAGAAATTTCTTACACTGGTATTACTAGTAATACATTAACAGGATGTACAAGAGGAGTTGCTGGAACAACAGCAGCATCTCATAGTGATGGCGCAACAGTTACAAATTCAACTGACTATGTTGCATGGGGTGAGGCAGCATCAGGTGACTTAATTATTGAACCTGGTATGTGGTCTATAGATAATTTTGGTGACAAAGCTATTTGTTTAATTCACAACGGTTCTGTATTTGAATGGGACTCTTCTTTATCAAATGCAACAACTACAAGAGCAACTGTTATATCTGGTGCACCAACAGCGTCACGTCATATGTTAGTTTCTACTCCTGATAGACACTTGGTATTCTTTGGAACGGAGACAACAATTGGTGATACATCTACGCAAGACGATATGTTTGTTAGATTCTCGGACCAAGAAGATATTAACACTTATACACCTACAGCAACTAATACAGCTGGTACACAAAGACTGGCTGACGGATCACGGATCATGGGAGCTATTAGAGGTAGAGATGCAATATATGTTTGGACTGATACCGCATTGTTCACTCAACGTTTTGTTGGACAACCATTTACATTTGCCTTTGCACAGGTTGGAACTAACTGTGGACTTGCTGGACAGAATGCAGCTGTTGAAGTTGACGGTGCTGCATACTGGATGTCAGAAAATGGTTTCTTTAGATATGCTGGTAAACTAGAATCATTACCATGTTTAGTAGAAGATTTTGTTTATGATGATATAAATTTAGACTCTGGTAATCAAATGATATCAGCTGGACTAAATAATTTGTTTGGTGAAGTCATGTGGTTTTATCCAACATCTACATCTTCTGTTGTAAATAGAATGGTTTCATATAATTATTTTGACTCATCACCACAAAGACCAGTTTGGACTAATGGAACATTATCAAGAACAATGTGGAGAGATTCTGCAGTATTTGGTCTACCTCACGCAACAGAATATGATGCAGCCACAGATACATCTTTTGATGTAGTTGGAAATACAGATGGTATAACAACATACTATGAACATGAAATAGGAACTGATCAAAATAAAAATGGAACTATAACTGCAATCACTTCAAATATATCTTCTGGAGATTTTGATATTACACAGCAAAGAGCACAAACAGGTCAACAAACTGGTGTTGCAACGTTTAGAGGAGACGGTGAATATTTAATGAAGATACGAAGATTTGTTCCTGACTTTATAAGTCAGACAGGATCAACTAGAATTACGTTACAATTAAAAAATTATCCAAATAATTCACAGGCTAGTTCACCTCTTGGACCATTTGATATTACTTCATCTACAACAAAAGTTGATACACGTGCAAGAGGTAGAGCTATTGCATTAAAAGTAGAAAACACAGCATCTAGTCAAAGTTGGAAATTAGGAACTTTTAGATTAGACACACAACCGGATGGAAGAAGATAATGGCAAAAATAGTACAGATTATAACTAGACCATCAAAAGAATATGATGTACAGACTGCAGAAGCTCAAGTAAGAGATCTTGATGCGATTGTAGAAAAATTAAACTCAACATTTCAAGAAGAATTAAAAGAAGAGATAGAGGCTAGAAGTCTCTTTTTAGATTAATGGCTAATCAATTTAAATTTGTAGGTATAGATAATAGCACAACAGGAAGTGCACTTACTCCTTTAGGTTCTGGCAATCCTTTAGTTAGTGAAACTTATGTTATTAAATCTATATTAGTGACATCTGCAGGCACACCAACAGTCACAGTTACAAACAATAATATTACAGCTATAAAATCAGCTGCTTTAACTGCTAATGTAACAACAGAATTACTTACTCAACCTTTAGTGGTTGAAGGCGGTAATACTCTAACTGTGCTATCAAGCACTGCAGATTCATTTGATGTAGCAATTAGCTATTTAAACATTAAGAAAGAGGTAACAACATAATGATTGAGATACAACCAGATAAGATAATAGAAAAGATAACTAATAAAAAAACAGGGGAAATATATAAAAATGATCAAGAATGGAAAGATAAGGGTATATCTCCAGAGGATGTTAGAAGAGATGTAACTGTTCTTATGCCAAGCCTTGATTTATTTCCTAAAACAAAATAGAATAGAACGATGGCCATAACAAGAGCACAACAAGCAAAACAAATGTTACGAAACGGTGGTATGTCTTTACAAGAAGCAAAAGACATGGCACCTAAAGGTGAGTTTCTTGCATACATAAATAAAAAAGAAGCTAACATGTTAAAAGATGCTGGTGGGTCAGGTATTATGACAAACGCAGGTATACCTAGTTTTGTAGAGTACGGTGGACAAAGTGGTTTTGATTCAGCAAAATCTACAGGTAGTGTGCAAGGTGATGTTGACCGTGGACCTGGAGGAGGAGATGGTGGCGGACCTAAAGGACCAACTACAAATAATCAAAAAACACCTGTTGTAGTAAACCCTTTAAAAAATTTACCAACACATTTTGCTAACAATCAAAAATTAAAAGACGCTCATGCTCTTGGTTTAATTACAAATGATGAGTATAATATACTTGGTGGTTATGATGTAAAACAAACCATGGGAATGGGTCCTGTCGATTCTTTCATAGCTTCTTTAGCTTATAACACTGTACAAAGTTTAAAAGGAGATCAACCTTTTGGAGAAATATTTGGTGATGCAAAAAAAACTGCAATAGGGGCATCAAACATATCTCCAGAATTACAAACTAAATATGAAAATATAATGCAAATGGCCGATGGCGGTAGAGCAGGTTTAGCTGAAGGCGGCATGCCTTACGAAGGTGGGATCATGGATTTTGAATCAGCAAGACAAATGTATGGTCTAGGTAAACTTGTTAAGAAAGTTACAAGATCAGTTAAGAAGATTGCAAAGTCACCAATAGGTAAAGCTGCATTGTTATATACAGGTCTTGGTGGTTTGGGTAGTGTTGCTGGAGGAGGAACTTTTTTTAGTAATTTTGCAAATCCGTTAAGTCAAATTAAAGGTGTGGGTTCTATATTTGCTAAAGGTGGTTTAGATAATATAATGGCCAGAACTGGACTAGGTAAATTTGTTGAAGCTGGACCCGGAAATGCTGTTTTTGAAAAGAACTTTTTAGGTAAAGCTTTAACAAGTCCTAGTGCTTTAATAACAGGAGCATCATTAATAGCAGGTGCTTTAACACCAGAACAAGAAGAAGAGGCACAAAATATTGCAGATGAAACAGGGATAGATATAGAGACTATAAGAGCTAACCCTAATCAATATCTAGGAAGAAGATTTAGAGCAGAAGGTGGTTCTATGAAAGAACCAGTAGCAAAAAAGACTATGCCACTATTAGATATGGATGGACAAGAAATGGATTTAAGAGCTGAAGGTGGATTTGTTCCAATAGGTAGAATGGAAAAAGCAGATGATGTCCCTGCGAGATTATCAAAAAATGAGTTTGTGTTTACAGCTGATGCAGTTAGAAATGCAGGTGAAGGAGATGTAGACAAAGGCGCAGAAGTTATGTATAACATGATGAAAAACCTCGAATCCGGAGGTGAAGTATCGGAAGAATCGCAAGGATTAGATGGCGCAAGAAAAATGTTTCAAACATCACAAAGACTAGAGGAAGTATTATAATGGCTATTCAACAATCACAAGTTTTACCCGCACAATTTGTTCAAGATCTAGGACAAGATCTAGCAAAACAAGTAACAGCTCAATCAGGTGTACCTGTAGTATCAACAGGACTTGCTGGTATATCACAACAAGCTGGTGAATCTGCTGCTGATTTTGCAGCAAGACAACAAGCAGCAAGAGATTTTACAACAAGACAACAAAGTTTATCGGGACTTGCACCACAAGTAGCAAGTCAAGATGCATTACAACAACAAGCACAAAATTTAGCAACCCAAGGTGTAGGATCTTTTGCACCTTTCTTACAACAAGCACAAACACAAGCAACGTTAGCTTCTGGTTTAGGAACACAAGCTCTTGGTCAATTAAGTGGAATAGGAACAGGAGCAGCATCTTTTCAACAAGGTGTTCAAGATTTTATGTCTCCATATCAATCACAAGTAATTGATGCAACGCTTTCAGAGTTTGATCGTAACAAGGCTATACAAGAACAGTCTATCAGAGATCAGCAAACAGCTTTGGGTGCGCTCGGCAGTGGCCGAGCGGGAGTGCAACTCGCAGAGTTTGGCACAGGGGCTGCGAGAGAACGAGCGTTATTACAAGCCGGTCTCTTGCAACAAGGTTTTGGACAAGCAGCAGCACAAAGACAACAAGATATACAAAATAGATTTGCTCAAGCTGGAGCTACACAAGGTTTGGGAGCATTCCAATCAGGACTTGCTGGACAACAAGCAGCATTGGGTCAAACACAACAAGGATTACAAGGTACAGATATTTCACGTTTAGGTTCATTGGGCGCGTTGAATCAAGCGCAAGCACAAGCAAATCTTGATGCAACTAGAGAAGCAGCAAGACAAGCTACATTCTTACCACAAGAACAGTTAGATAGATTTGCTGGTCAAGTAACAGGAATCATGGGTGGTTATCCTGGTCAAACACAAACAACAAATATACCTAACCCTACACCATTACAAACTGCATTAGGTGTCGGTACAACACTTGCTGGAATATACACAGGATTCAATCCCCCTACACAAAAAGTTCAATATATAAACAAGCCTCCAGGGATAAATTAATGAATAGAACTTTAAAAAGACCAATGTTTAGAATAGGTGGATCAGCAGGGACTGGTATTACATCAGGACTAGATCAACCAAGAAAACAATATGCACAAGGTTCTGGATACATGGATGAAAAAATAAAAGAAATAAAAATAGCTTTTGAAAGATATCAAAAGATGGGTGGTACACTACCATTTGAAGTTTTTGCAAAAGAATTTGCTACAGAAAATTTTAATAGTGGTGGTAGAGCAGGTTATCAACAAGGATCAATGCCAACGTTTCAAGCATCAGGAGTACCAGGGTTTTTAACTAGCTTTGGTTTAAATCTTTTAGCAACACCACCACAAGGTAATATATTTCAAACAGCAGCTACAGCTGCAAGAGAACCTTTTAATCAGTTACAAGTAAGTCAAGCAAGAAGTAGAGAACTACAAGGTGAAAGAGATTTTTTAAGAGGTGAGACTGATAGAAAATTAACAGCTGCAGAAGAAAGACTAGACAAAGAATTAGCATCTAGAGAAAAAATTGCAGGCATGCAAGATGTTGATAAAAACGTTATGGCATATGCAGAGATATTTAGAGATTCGGCAACTAATGCTCCTAACTTAATTAAAGGACAAAACGCAGTAAATTTTTTTGAAACTAAATATAATGAGCTAACAGGTGAATTTGGAGCAGAGTCTGTAGCGGTAGAGCCGATAGATGCAACAACAGTAAGAACAAAACAACAAATAAATAATTTTAAAAAAGCAAATCCAGATTATTTAGGAAAAATATATTTTGATGTAGCATCAGGTAAAGCAGTTAAATTTGTTAGAGATGTTGAGTCTGGAGATCTTAAATTAGTGCCCATAGACTCTGCAGATATAGATACAACAGGTGAGGATATGCCAGCTCCTAACACACCAACACCAGGATTATTTGGTCAGGAAACAAAACCAGGAAAACCATTAAAAGAAATTATACCAGATTTAAGAGATTCGGAGTTTGACGAAAGCTTCTATCAATAGGAGTTTTAAATGGCAAAATATGTACCATTATCAGCAGCAGAAGAGAACAACGATAGTAGTATATTTGCATCTATAGGTGCAGGTCTTGCATCTGGTTTAATTAAAACTGTAGAAGGTGTTGTATCTCTTGGTGCAGAGCTCGTGGACTACGGAGCAGACAGTAATACAGCAGCAGATGTAGAACAATTTTTTGATAAGATAAATATATTTGAAGATACCGCACAAGATAGAGTTGCAGGTAAACTTGTAGAAGTATTTACACAGATAGGTATACCAGGTGGTATTGGTTTTAAAGCTGCAACTAAATTAGCAGACAAAGCATTGAAAGCAAAGAAAGCTGGTACTTATGCAAACTTAAAATCTAAAAACGTTACACTAGCAGCAGCAAAAGCTGATCAATTAAACAAAGCAGCTAAAACAAAAAGATTTGCAGCTGGTGTATTTGGTGGTGCAACAGGAGAAACATTTGTTGCAGATGTAGAAGAGATAGGTACTTTTGGTGATTTCTTTGATGGACCCACAGCAATAGATAGTTCGGAATTAGAAGGTAGAGATGAAGCTGGTAGAAGATTATTAAATAGAATTAAGTTTGGATCTGAATCTTTATTATTAACACCATTTGTTTATGGTGTCGGTAAAGGAGGCAAGGCTCTTGCAAAAAGAGGTCAAGAACTTGCATACAGTGATAGTGCATTTGAAAGATGGGTTAATAAATATATTGGTTCACCATTTAGACCAGAGGGAGATTTACCTAGACCAGTATTTGAAGCTGAAATGGCTAAACAAGGATTAAAAGCAAGAGATACATTTAGAGCAAAAGAACTTGTTACAAATATTACAAAAGAAGTAGATAAGATATACCCTTCATCAGGTAAATTTTTTGATAGCTCAACTAATGCAGAGCAAAAAAATTTTTACAAACAATTAAACGATGTATTGTTTGAAGGAGACCTTAACAAACCTATTAACCCAGGTGCAAAAGATGGATTAATTAGATCATTAAAAGATAAAAAAGTTGGTGAAGAAGCTATTGGTACAATAACATCAAACCTAGATGCAGCTAGAAATGAATTTACAAATCTAATAAGTATACTTGAAAGAAATGCAGAAGGTAAAATATCTGCAGGTGCAAAAGATTTACAAAAAATTATGAAAGAAAGAATAGAGGGTTGGCTAGGTGGTACATATAGAATATTTCAAAGACCAAAAGGTTTGTTTAAATTATTTCAACAGTTTAAACCAACAGATGAAGCGTATGTAAATGCAATAAATGTATTTAGAAGATACCTTGCAAAAACAGACCCTAATGCTCCTAAAGATAAAAATGGAAATTTATTAAATTTAGAACAAACTTCAACAGGACAGTTTGTGCCAGAGGGAACAAAATATTATGAACAAGCAAAGTTTGCAGTTGATGATATTATAAATCAAGTACAGGTAAAAAAGAAACCAGGTGGTTTACCTGATGTAGCATATCAAGATAAAACAGGTATGTTAAAAACAAAAAGTTTTGAGAAAGCAAAAGGCAGAGGATCAAAAGTATTTAGAGAATTGTTTGGTGAGATACAAGATCCACGTTATTCTATATTTAATGCAATGACAAACCTATCAGCTGTTGCAAGAACAGCTACATATTTTGATAATGTAGCGGCACAAAATGCAAAAGTTCAACAAGGTGGTGGTAGAGGATTCTTTTGGGATTCAGAAGAACTTGGAAAAGCAGCTGTTAACTCACCAGTTACAGGTATTCAAATGGTAAAAATAGATGAAGTGTTACAAAAATTACCAGGTGGTAATACAATTGTAAGTCCATTGTCAGGTAAATGGACAACAAAAGAAATTGCTGATGGTATTAAAAATGCAAATGATATTGGTGCAGGTTTAACTTCTGTTATTAGAGGTAGAGAAGGCGCAAACCCTGCAGAGAAAGCAGCTACATGGTTTTATAGAAATCTTTTATTATTTCCAAAAGGTATATCACAGATGGCTAAAACTATTTTTTCAATACCTACACACTTACGTAACTTCTTTAGTGCTGGTGCATTCGCAGGTGCAAATGGTATATTGTTTGAAGGACTAACTAATCCTGGTTTATTAAAGAAAGCATTTGCAGAGGGTATAGATACATCTGCATTATTTAAACTGGGCCCAGGTAGTCCAGAAGCACAAGCAGCTTACAGAGAATTACTAGAGCTTGGGGTTGTAAACTCACAGGTACAAATAGGTGATCTTATTGGTTTGTTAAAAACAGCAACAGGAGACCCTGGTGTTGTTAGTACAGATACTATCTTAAAACCTTTTATGTCTAAATTAAAAAAACTTGGTGACTTTTTTCAAGGTAAATATGTTGCAGAAGATGATACTTGGAAGATTACAAACTATGTAGTTGAGTTAGATAGATTAAAACAAGGAGCTGTTAAACAAGGTGTTGAGTTAACACCAGAGGCTATACAAGGATTGAAGAGAGAAGCAGCTAATATTGTAAAGAATACTGTACCAAACTATGCATACGTTGGATCAGTTGTTAAGACTGCAAGAATATTACCAATTGGTAATTTCATGTCGTTTCCATCAGAAATAATTAGAACTACAACAAACATTGCAGAACAAGGTCTAAAAGAAATGAAACACTCAAGGCCTACAAAAGGTAGTAATGTTACACCATACGTTGTTGATGCAGAGACAGGTCAGTTAGTTAAAAACGATAATGTTATGTATGGCACAGGATTTAAAAGATTATCTGGTATGGCAACTACATTAACTGTAGTTCCGGCTGCAGCTGTTGAAGGTGCAAAATGGATATACGATGTAAGTGAAGATGAGATACAAGCTTTACGTCAATTCGTACCTGAATGGTCAAAAAACTCTACATTGATTCCAATAAGAACAGATGATGATGAGTTAAGATACATAGATTTTAGTCACAGTAATGCATACGATGTAATTGCAAGACCATTTAGAACATTAACAAATAATATTATAGCGGGTGAAGCAACAGATCAAACATTGTTATCTGGTTTTGTAAACGGTGTAAACGAAGCTGGCGCAGAAATCATGAATCCATTTATATCAGAGTCTATCTGGACAGAAGCTGTAACAGATTTAACTGTAAGAGGTGGTAGAACGCAAGAAGGTAGACAACTGTACACGGAACAAACACCGGCAGGAAACAAAGCTGCAATTAGATTTTTACATTTAGGTCAAGCACTTGCACCATCATACAAACAGTTTCAAAGACTAGGTCAAGCTGCATTTGGTACACCTGACAAACGTGGAGAAGTATTAAATATAGGACCAGAGCTAGCAGGGTTTATGGGACTACGTCCTATCAAAGTAGATCCATTAGCATCTATGGGATTTAAGATTGCTGAATATCAAACAGGTATAAGAAATGCTAGAAGAGAATTTACTGGTGGTTATTTTGGAATATTAAGAGGTGGTAGAATAAAACCAAATGATGTTATTCAAGCATATTATAATTCAAACAGAGCTAGATTTTTAGTTCAACAAGAAATGAATAAAAATATAAATGCTGCAAATATTTTAGGTGTAGATAATAATAGATTAAGAAGAGAATTTAAAGATAGACAATTAAGTGATGAAACATTTAGAAATTTAGCAAGAGGTAAGTTTGAACCATACTTTCCATCTGATGATATACAAGAAAGATTTCAAGAGATTGCAAGAAATCTTGGTGATCCAAATGTTTTTAGAGAAGTTGCATCTACATTAAGATTAATGTCTGGTGAATTTAGATCATTACCACTAGGTGGTGCATTTGATGTAGAGTTAAACGATTATTTATTTGAAGATATTGTGACACCACCGCTACCAAATTTACCACAACCAACTGTAAATACACAAGCAAATGTGCAAAATGTTGATCCTACAACAAACTTGACATCAACTGAAACTGCATTACTATCCCCAGAGGAACAAGTAATTAGACAAAGGTTAAGGAGAACATAATGGCGAAAAAATCGGCATTACAAAAAATTGAATCACATGAAAAGCTTTGCAGAATAATGCAAAAGCAAACCTTTGAACAAATAAAAGAAATGCAAGAACGTATCAAAAGATTAGAGTATTGGATAGTAGGAGGTATGGGCGCTGTCCTTATAACTTTACTTACAGACGTTGCATAAAAATGAATCATATTTGCATTATCAACGATTCACTGTCAGAAGAGGAGTGTGACACCTTGATAAATAAATATTCAATAAAATTAAAAAATTCAACAACACCACCTTTAAATTATGATTATTATGACACATCTTATGAAGATGAAATATTAAAAAATTTGGCTGATAAAATATTACCAGAGTATAAAAAACAAAATCCAGAAATAAATTGCACTCCAGGTTTTTGGTCTTTAAAACAATTTAGATTTAAAAAATTTAAACCTGGAAAATCTTATGATGAATTTCACAGTGAACAATCTTATGGTAAACCAAGAGTTCTTTCAGTTTTAACTTATTTATCAAATCACAATTGTGGAACAGAATTTATTGATGGCAGAATGGTTAAGTCAATAAAAGGAAGATCTTTGTTATTTCCTGCTTTTTGGACACATGCTCACAAGGGACAACCTTGTCCAGAAAATAAAGAAAGATATGTATTGAGTGCTTATGCAACATTTGATAAAAGGGAGGACAATGAATTTATCGCGTAATTTTACCCTTCAAGAATTAATCAAATCAGACACTGCTGTCAGAAAGGGTATTAATAATAATCCTAACGCAGAACAAATAGAAAAATTAAAAGCGCTGTGTGAAAATATTTTACAGCCAGTACGTGATCATTTCGGTAGGGTTAAGATAACCTCGGGCTACAGGTCCGTAGAGTTGTGTGAAGCCATCGGCAGCTCGGCACGATCGCAGCAT